TATTGCTCAGCACGAATGAGTCGACCAAACGCCGCGTCCACATCATTTGTGCCGATAAACTGCCGAGATGATGCAGAGGGGAACATGCCGCGAATGCGGATTTTCACCCGATCCGAATCAATACCATAGTCGGCAATCATCTGATCCAGCATGGCTTTGTTGGTTATCTGCACATCGCGGGAATCAATATGCCGTGTGTTCCATCTGTGCTTTTGCCTGCGGAAGCACTCACGGAACGCGCCGCTATTTCGGGTGGGGTTACCAAAAGCGAATTGCATGGGCTCGCCATCGGTCAGGCCACCGTCTTGCACTTCCCAGATGGCATCAGGCACTGCCGAAGCTTCGTCGTTGATATAAAACGATGTGGAGTTGGCGGCATGCTGACCTGCAAACGCTTCGGAATTGTCCTTGCTGCATGTTTGCGCAGTACAAAACCAGCTTTCGGGGTGCTCTTTGTGGGCGAAACGCATCGAGCCGCGACCCGTGGAAACATTAAACCAGTGCGCGGTGATACACTTCTTTTGCCACTTGGCTATTTGCGCCCATGTTTTCGTCTCAAGCTGCGCGCCTGTGTTGGCGGTGACTGTCCCTTGCGCGTAGGGGCGGGTGGACATGATCCAGTTAGTAAGCCACGCAGTCATCGCAGATTTACCAATACCATGGCCAGATGTCACCGCATTACGCAGCGGATCAACGGCGTGGATGCCATCAAAGTTATTTTTCCTGACTGCCACCCCGATATCGTCCAGGTACTCACACGCCCAACGGTCGGGGCCATATTTGCAACCGTAACGGGTGGCATAGGGCTCTTCCAGCTCCACCAGCTGCAACGCCTTATCATTCGCCCAATCCCACGAATACATCACAAAGCCCAGCGGATCAAAAAAGAACCGCCCCATATCTTCTGCCAGCAGTGCGTCAGGGCTGGGTGCTTCGCGTTGTTTCATACCTGTAGGCTAGGAGGCTGCCGACTTGATACCTGCACAGTCTGTCGCCTTTCATCTTTTAGTTGACTTTGTTACCCTTAAAGATTAACATTACCCCAGTTGAAAAAAACAACCGGAGGAACCTAAAATGTCAGCATATATTGTAGAACCCAAAGAAATTGCAGCAGTAGCAAAGAAATCACCAACCCAACCGCTGGAAGTTGCGCGCATCTTGGCGACTGCCAACATTGAATCCATGATTGCCCGCTATGGTGACAGCAGCTTGGCCAACAACAGCGCATACATTGCACAATGCATCTGGGCGACACACACCGCGCCAGACATCACAGCAACCGAGGCCATCAGCTTGATTGATTGCATCAACTATCAATCTTGCGAAGTAGACGACTGGCACGAAACCCAAGCATGCAAAATCTTGGTTGCCTTAAAATCTATCTTTGAACCGCTGGTTGCCAACGAGAAGAAGCAGCAAGAAGAGCACGCAAAGGCCGAAGAGCAAGCCGAGTACGCGAAGCAATACGAGTACCTGCAAATCAAATACCCACGCCTTGTACGTGCCAAAGATGACCGCAACGCAGCACAAAAGAACATGCGCAAGCTGCTAAAAGCTGAATTCCCAAGCGTTACGTTTACCGTGCGTAAAAGCAGTGGCCAGGCAATAACCGTGAGCTGGGATGACGGCGCGACAGATGAAGAGGTAAGTGCGATTGTGAACCAGTTTAAATGTGGACGCTTTGACTCATACACCGATTGCCGTTACAGCGTAAGCACCGCATTCACCGACTTGTTTGGTTATGCTGATTATGTCTTCACCTACCGCAATATCACAGAATCAGCCAAGCGTCAGATCATAAGCGAAGTATGCAGCCGCTTTGGCTACGAACCCATTAGCCTGGACGAATACAACCGAGCAATGACCGAAACAGCGCAAACCGTGCGCGAGTTCGAGCATAAAAAAAGCTTTATTAAGTAATCCGTAAAGGGTAACATTTTGCGGCTATTAAGTAGCCGCAATAGGCTAAATGGAGAACAGGAACATGGACAACATGACCAGCATTGCACGCAAAAAACTTGGCCTAACACAAGATGAATTCTCAAAATACATCATAGAACGCGAAGAGGGTCGCGATAAGCCATACAGCAAACAGGTCATCCACAGTTGGGAAACGTCCGCAAAATCACCGCGAACAGGCGCACGTAGGGTCATGGCACCCATCGCAGCGCGGTCAACACTGCTGGACATCATAGAAGCAGGGAAAAACGGCGATTATGATAAAGCGGTCGATCTGATTGTAATGTGCCAGCGCTAGGGGTGTAATCTTTGCACCTTTTAAAGCTTTACTTTGTTGCGCTTTAAGTTTAACATTGCACTTGTTGGAAGAGATAAGGAGACAACATGAACGTATTATCAATAGACAAATTTGATTTAATGCTTGGAGACAACGAATTACACGATTTTAAAGAGGTCGGATCCATTGCTCAAGATATTAATGAGTATGAAAACTACTCAATTAAAGCATACGACATTAATGGCATTGTTGTTGTTATCATTAATCTGATTAATGATACTAAGTATTACACCGCAGAGAATGATGAGATTCCAAGCATAGACGATGCCGATGCAATAAAGTCTTTTTTACAATCCGTTGCAGCTGATTGTGCTGGCAATTCTGACGATCCTATGTTGGAGGGCTATGCCTGGGGCATAGCATCGTTAACTGATGACTCAGTTGTTGATGATTTTGTTGGTGATTGTGCGATCATCGAAGAGCAGAATTTTTATGGCCCCTATAGTCCGCTATCATGGATTACAGCAAGTGGCGAAAAATCGTGTTGTGGCAATCATGTGTTTGCAAGTGCGATAGAGGCACAGGCTGTTATTGATGAGCTGGAAAGTGGCACCTATTACGAAGCGCACAACGAAGCTGGCCGTCCAACCTATTATATTGTCGCTATTTAAATAAGCACACGCGTACTTAATGTTGATAATGACACACTAGAAGCTGGTTAATGATTCCTGAAAACGCAAAAAAAGCCGCCAAAAAGGCGGCTTTTTTCTTCCAAAAATTCACTTCGCCCGCTTCCGTGCCTCCATGATCTGATTAACCAGGTCACCGCCTTCAACGCGCACCCGCTCCTGAAACGCACCCACATCGATATGCTTGCCGATGTTTTCAATGATGCGCAGCTTGTCCACATAGCGCATCTTCCTAATTTTAACGCCGCCCTTCCCCTCTTCCATATCGATAGAAACAATCATCTTGCGCCAGACTTCAGGCATGGATGAAATGGCCTTAAAAGAGCCGTCATCCTCCAAAATATCACCAATATCAGCGGTGAACATTTCGGACAAATTGCGCAGCACCCAAGCCGAATCAATAGCCGTGTCTTTGCTGCGTTGTTCGATCAAGTTCTTGATTTCTAAACGAATGTTAGGTTTTGTGAGGTTCTCAGATCCAATGAATCGGGCGGTCTTTTTGGAGTACCCAGCGCGTAAAGCAGCGGCGGTAGCGTTAAGATCAATAAGATATTCACGGACGAAGGCGGCTTGCTTGTCGGTGAGGGGTGGCATAAGGTCTTTACTCAATTTACACCCCCTTGGTGATCGATGCGCGCAACGTTAGCGCGCACCAAATCACTTACCTGTACAGTTTAATCAAATCAACGCCGCGTGTACCGCATCGCGCAGCTTGTACGGGTTTTATACGCGCAAATCTGCGCAACGTTTGACCGTGACATATGTATCCCACGCGCCTTTAACCGCAACACAATTTTACCAAACGTAAGCCCATGCGTTTCGCGCAACTCGCGCACCAAATCAACCACCCAATTTTTAAATTTACAATTCTTATGATCCTCACCCACCGCGTGGCCACTATCATTAACCCCCACCATCACACCGCGCTTGCCGCATGATCGGCGCATGGCGGCCATCATGCACCATCCTGCTGCACAACTGTAATATCTTCCACGCTGTGCCACACCTGCCAGCTGATCAACAACGGAAAATCTGCCCGCGATGCATTCACCCCTGTTACCGTACCCCTGCGCCCGGGGCTTTTTTTACTCTCAACAACGGATCCGATGGGAAACAATCTGATTATCTCACCAATACTCATTTTTTTAACTTCTGTTTGCGATGCTGTATCACTCATGACAAGTACAAATCTAATTCAGCTTCGCGGCGGCGCACTGATTCAGTATCCTCTAATTGATTACGATCATGCTTTATCCATTGCGAAAACTCAGCAGGAGTCTGGTCAAAGTGATCCCCACCATTCAGCCGTAGTAGCATGGTGCTATTGATGAAATCAACAACACCAATATCCAACACCAATGACACCAGCGCGGAAAACTGGTTATCGTTCAACTCAACCGCCACAGTCCGGCTAATAAATTCCTCGGCATGCCGCACCTTCTTGCGCAATAGAGCTGCGCGCGTAAAAGACCAAACCAACGCCAGCCCAATAGCGTTTATTTCACGATGTTTATTCATAACCACCTCACAAAGTCGCAATATCAAGACTGATCGCCACCATCTTATTATCATCACCCACACGCTCATAAACACGGATATACGATTTTGACCCCACCACAGTCATGCAGTCACTCAATGCAGCCATGGCATTAATCCACCGTTCATCGTCAATTTTCAGCCGCCGCAGCCCAAGGATCCGCGCCGTACTCATATTGCCGCGCGCGTCTGTATCAAAAGCAGCATCGACAATCGCCTTGATGTTGATGTCCGATCCTTTCATCCACTCTTTTACACATACATCAATC